CTTCTCTTTCATCGTTGATGACGATGAATATGACCAGAGAACTCACACAAGAATCATCAGACATATCAAGAAGCTGTTCGACATCAGCGCTGTGAGCTTTCCGGCGAATAGCTTCACCGATATAGGAGTTGCGACCCGTTCTCGCTTCGAGGGATTCATCGAAGCTGAGCAGCTGGAGTTGGCTGAACGCGAAAAGCAGCTCACACTCGCTAAAGCAAAATATCACTACTTTGGAGGAAAGTAATGAACGAAGAAACAAGAAGAGCATTCCTCGATGAGATCAATGCTTTCGACCTCGCAAAGACAGAGGAGCGTATTGCTGCTCTTGATCAGGAAGTCGAACAGGCAACAGAGGTCTCCGCTGTAGAGGAAATGAGAGAAAAGAAACAGATGCTTCTCGAGCGCAAGGCTGAACTCGAAGCACTGGAAACCCGTAAAGCAAGCGTCAAAGCCCTTGAGGCAGGCGCAGCAGCCAAGCACATCGAAGAGAAAGGACAGAATCCTATGGAAAACTTCACCACAGCTTCCCCTGAATACAGAAGCGCATTTTTCAAGCAGCTCCTCCAGCAGCCCCTTACAGAGGCTGAGGAAAGAGCTATCACCACAGTGAACGGCAACGGCGTCATCCCGTCACAGACCGCAAACGAGCTCGTCAGCAAAATGGCTCTCGTTGCTCCGCTGCTCTCCGAGATCACACTCTCCAGAGCTGCAGGCATCGTAACCGTCGGCACAATGCTCAGCCGTGACGATGCTTATCAGCACGCTGAAGGTGCTGACATCACAGCATCCACAGACACCCTGGCATATGTGACACTCGCTGCATACGAGTTCGCAAAGGTCGTTCCCGTTTCAAAGTCAATGCAGACTATGTCTGTTGACGCGTTCGAGGCATGGCTCATCGACTTCATCTACGAAGACGTTGCAACAGCGATCGAGAACGCCATCATCACAGGTACAGGCGTGAATGAGCCCGGTGGACTCGCATCCATCACACTCACAGCCGGAACCAACCTCATCAGCACCACAGCAGCCATCGATTACGATGACGTATGCAGCCTGCTGACAATGGTAGCTAAGGGCTTCCGCAAGAAGGGTAAGTTCCTCTGTAACTACAGCTTCCTTTACGGCCAGCTCGCAAAGATCAAGGACACCGACAAGCGTCCTATCTTTGTTGAAAGCCTTAAGGACGACGCTCCGGGCAGACTCCTCGGCCGTGAGCTCCTCGTATCCGACGAAGTTCCCGATGACACCCTCTGGTATGGCGACTTCACAAAGATCTTCGGCAATATGGCCGGCGATCCGCAGGTTGAGCTCTCCGAGCACAGCTCATTCCGCAAGGGTCTCATCGATTACAGAGGCTTTGCAATGTTCGATTGCAAAGTCGCTGCACCGAGAGCCTTCGCAAAATTCAAAAAGAATTAGCGAAAGCTGTCTTTTACCCCGCAGGGAGGTTCTCTCCGACACCTCCCCCGCGGGGATTTTTCTATAACGTCGGAGAGAAAAGTCGGAGGTCAAAATGAAAATATTAGTCGGGATCCCCTGCATGGAGCATATCCCTGTGGACTTTGCGAACAGCATTGCTCACTTAAGGGATGGCGGTCATCAGATGGACATCCATTACGAAGCGCTCTCCCTTGTGTATGTCGCAAGAGAACGAATCGCCGAGATCGCCATCAAGTGCGATTATGACTACGTCCTATTTATCGACAGCGATATGGTATTCACTCCGGATCTGCTGATCAATCTGCTTGCAGCTGACAAGGATATAGTGTCGGGACTTGCCTTTATGCGCAAGCCGCCATATAACCCCTGTTTATACAAGAAGATGCGCATAGGTGCTTCCGGAGAAAAAGACGAGGCGCTGCTCGAGGACTTCGATGCCGGACTCGTACAAATCGAGGGCTGCGGTCTCGCCTGCTGCCTTATCAAGACAGAGGTCTTAAAGACTATCAAGAAGCATTCCGCATCGATATTCTGGCCGTTTTTCGGTTACGGTGAAGACCTGACGTTCTGCATCAAGGCTCGCAAGGAAAACTTTGAGATCTGGGCTGACACAAGAATAAAGGTCGGCCACATCAGTCAGTTCATTGTCTTAGAAGACACGAACAGAGACTGGAAGGAAGGTGCTGCGCAGTGAGGATACTTATAGGCGGCCCTGTCAGACAGGACATTCCGACATTTGTCGAGCACTTGAAATCCGTTGAAGAACTTGAGCTTCCGGAAGGCTGCTCCCTGCACAAGTTTTATATCATAAACGACTGCCCGGAGCTGAAGCCTCTGCTGAAGTACGGCGAAAGCATCGAAATCAACACGGGCGATGAATATGTCAGGACGGAGGACACTCACTACTGGTCGGACGGAAACCTGAGCAAAATGTCGGTTTTGAGGAATAAATTTCTCGAACAGGCATATGTTTTCGGTTATGACTACGCTTTTTTCGTAGATTCTGACCTTGTACTGAATCCCGAAACTCTGAAATGGCTGCTCGCAGCCAAGAAGGATATCATAGCAGAGATCTTCTGGACGCAGGACAGGCCCGGAAGCAAATCGGTATGGCCGAATTGCTGGGACTATGATCAGGCAGCATTCACGGACGAGTCTCTGAAGTCATGGATGAAACCCGGCGTTTATAAGGTCGGCGGCACCGGAGCCTGTATGCTCTTAAGCAGGAAAGTGCTTGATGCTGGCGTCAATTACGACCCGATCTACAATGTCCGGAAAGTTTTGAAAGGCGAAGACAGATGGTTCATGATCCGCGCAGTCTGCGCGGGCTTTGAGCTTTTTATAGATACACACGCTCCCGCCTGGCATTTATACAGGCCGAGCGAACTGGAAAGATTTAAGAGGTTCATGTATGGCGATTCTTGATGATGTAAAACTCGCGCTCAGAATTACACACACAAAACTTGATGAAGACCTTAAAGCGAAGATCAATGCAGCAAAGAAAGATCTTATCTCTTTGGGCGTTGACGAAACAAAAGTCAACTCCGATACTGACCCGCTGATCGTTGAGGCCATCAAGACCTACATGCAGTATAAATATACCCGCGACGATAAGGAAATGGAAAACTACTACAATTCGTGGGTAGTTCAGGTTGACAAGCTGCGCAAGACTGCCGGCTATGGTTACGCGGTAGAAGAAAGCTCGGAGGAAGGCTCGGATGTATAACGAAGTCATAACCCTGCAGAAAAGATCATACAGCGTTGACGAGTACGGCGATACAGTCGAGACTCTATCAACACGCGACGTCTTCGCGGAGATCCGCTCTATCGGTATGCGCGAAAAATACGAAGCCCTGCAGGCTGGGCTTGATCCGGAATACACATTCGTCCTGGCTGATTATTTCGAGTATGAAAACGAGGATGAGTGCACCTACGAAGGCCAGCTCTACCGCGTCATCCGAACATTCCGCAACGGCCAGACGATGGAGCTTGTCGTTACACGCGCCGCGGACAATATTATCATGACGACGACCGCATCAATGAGCGTTGATAATATCAACGAGCTGCTGACCGGCGGCCGCGTCGGAAGGAACAGCTGATGCCTCTTCCAAATGCCCAGATAAAAATCAAAAAGGACGGTGTCTATTTTGAGGAATCCGTCGATCGTGCAAACTATCTGATCGAGGAGCTGACGAGGGCCGCTCTTCGCGATGTCGGCAAGTTCATCTGCAAGCTGACGCGAAAAAAGATAAGGCGCAGGACCGGAAGAACCTCCAAGAATACGCAATACTGGGTCCGCAAGAGAGAAACAGACCTGCTCGTCGGGTTCAAGGCTGCCGGCTGGTACGGATCCTACCAGGAACTCGGGACAGAAAAGATCCCGAAAGTGGGAGCTTTATATGAAACGGTTCATGATAACATCCGGCAGATCCAGGAGATCGAGGCGCAATACCTTTCAGCTATTGAAGACGACATCAGAGCCGAGACCCTTATCAACGAGGAGGAAGCATTAGGTGAAGATGAAGAGTAATACAAATGAGATCAGACGACAGATCTCTTCCCTTATCAGGGACGCGGCAGACGTTCAGCCTTTTTACATAAATAGGCCGAGCAATGTTGCCTATCCCTACATCCTGTATGAATACAAAGAGATCAACAGCGTAGACGGGCAGACTTCCGGGACGCTCGAGGTCGACATTGTGACAAAGGACAAGAAGACGGTCAACGATATGGCCGACCAGATCCAGGATGCGTTCGACCACAACGTGGTGAACACAGACAAGCTTATGTTCCACTCTTACCGCGCGAGACGGTATCCGGTGGTCGAAGAAGATAAGTCAATTCAAAGGATCCATCTGCAGATGGACATGTATGTATATTCCAAAGAGGAGGAAAGCAATGCTTAGAGGAATAAGAAGTGCAACGGCGCAGAATCTTCTGCTCGGAGCGGGTATCTTTTTCAAGAATTTCAACCCGGAGACCGACACGCCGGCAACAGCAACAGCAAAACAGATCGGAGCCACAGACGGCGGCGGAACTTTCGCGGCCACAATGGCCGTCCGTCACATCAGCGTAGACGGAACGCCGGGCCCGGTCAAGGGATACGAAGTGAATGACGGCTGGACAGCTACGCTTACGGCAAATGTGAAAGAGATCACTGCTGAGAGCCTTGAGTTGGCGATGGCTGCATTCAACGCAGAATCCCTGACAACGATGACCGCGTCAAAAATCTCCGGAAAGCAGGATATTGAGGACAGTGACTACGTCACGAACATCACCTGGGCCGGAAGCCTTTCCGATGGAAGGTTCGTCTACATCGTTCTTAAGAACGCTCTCTCGCTTAACGGCATCAACCTGTCGGTCGGCGATAAGAGCGAGGCTGTCATCCCTGTGACTCTGACAGCGCACTATGATCCGGCAGATCTGGAAACTCCGCCTTTCGAGATCTACTTCGTAGGATAATGAAACCATTTACAACTGACGACCTGTTCAAGGCCATGAGACTCCTTAAGCATTCCGGAATAAAAGAGAAGGTCAAGGACCTTCTCTCCGGAATCGCCGACGGGGAAGAAGTAGACCTTGAACGTATCGGGCTGGACGCTATCATGGAAGCTGTATATGCCTTTGCGGAGGAAGGCTGCCAGCGCGAGCTCTATGATCTGCTGTCCGGGCCGTGGGAAATGAGTGCCGAAGAGATCGGAAAGCTGCCGTTGTCAGAGCTTTGCGGTAAGCTCGAGGAAACGGCGAAAAGCGAGGATCTGCGTGATTTTTTTACGCAGCTTGCCGAACTGATTTCTATGAAGCCATAGACCTTATTGGTCATAATATGCCCGTAGTCCGGGAAATGAAGCCTGCAGATGCTGCGGGTTTTATTTCATATTTACGGGAAAAGAGAGACGACAACATGCTCTTCCTGCGCTGGGCGGCCATGTATCAAGGCGTTGTAAGTTTTGACGAGTTCAAGCATTCACTTATACGCACGAAGTACACGAGAAGTGACGCCGAGATTGAGGAAGAGGTTCTGAAAGCCTACGAAAAAGCGGTGAGTAAATGAATATTTTCACACTGACGGGAACTATCCTCGTCGATAGTTCAAAAGCAGAAAATTCAATATCAAAGACCGGTAAAGAAGCAGAGGGTCTCGGCAATAAGCTGGCCAGCGGTCTTAAGGCTGCACAGAAGTGGGGCGGCGTCATCGTAGGCGCAGCAACAGCTGTAGGCGGCGCGATGGTCGCAATGGCCAAAGATACCGCATCCACGCTGGATGTCATCGACAAAGGTTCCATTAGGATGGGCATATCGGCTGAGAGTTATCAGGAACTCGCCCACGCGGCCGATCTGTCAGGTGTATCGATGTCGACCCTTGAGAAGGCCGCAAAAAGCCTCATGGGTACGGGTATGAATCTTGATGATGCAATAGACCAGATCATGTCATACGGCACAGAGGCGCAGCGCACAGCAGCTGCTACGCAGCTTTTTGGCGAGAAGGTCGCCTATGAGATGCAGCCTCTTCTCGCATCTGGATCCGAAGGGCTCGAAGCGATGAAGCAGGAAGCTCATGACCTCGGACTCGTGTTCAGCCAGGACACTGTATCCGCCGGCGCAAAGCTGAATGACATGTTCAGCAATGTACAGTCATCACTAAAAGCGCTGAAAAACGGTCTCATGGCTGATCTGATGCCCTATATCATGGAAATGCTCCAGTGGGTACTTGATAACATGCCTGTGATTCAGGAGACGGTCAGAGCAGTCATGAATGCGGTACTTCCTATCGTGAAGGCCT